AAGCTATTTGGTTGGCACACAGTCGTGACATGGCTTTAGAGTATCAGGCAGGATATCACGCTATCTTCCAGCCCCTCGTTACATACGGATATGGCGGCACTACCAAGCCCCGCAAGTTTGTTCGTGGCATCTTGGAGGGGATTGCCCGTCGTCGCACCGCAGACATTTGGATGCAGAAGAAGGGCAAACGACATCCGGTAGGACGTATTGAAAGAGCGTTCTGGGAGCCTGTTTGCTACGCTGTAGGGAGGATTGTTCTGTGTCTAAAGAAATGAAGAAGTATCAGCAGCGCATCATAGGTCGCGTAAAGAAGTTAAGCAAGAAGGACTACGCTGCACTGCAAGATTTTATGGAGACATCTGCTGCACGGATTGTGCGTGGCGTTCTCGGTGAAGAACTATTTGACGGCATGGATGTAGATCAATACCGCAAGGGCGGGATTGTAAAAAAGAGCGAAGGCGGCAAGGTACAGAAGACGGGCTTCGTCGAAGGCTCTCCTGACAACTACGCCAAGGGCGATACCGTAGCCGATACAGTCAAGACACAGGTGCGTGAAGGCTCGTTTGTCCTCAATGCTCCTACCGTAGAAAAATTACAACAGGCAGGCATGTTACCCAAGGGGGTTGACAATTCAGATAAAAATGCTACAATAAAAGCAAACAAGGGCGGCTTGATGGACGTAGCCTTGTCTAAGGGCGAGTACGTCATCGAACCCGAAGAAGCTCAACGCATCGGGTACTCTTTCCTCGAAAAGATAAATGATCAGGGCAAGGCCGAGGTAGATCGTCGGCAAGCTATGAATCAGGGCGGTCCTGCAGGCACAGACTTATCTGGCATTCCCCCTCTTGCAGCAGGTCTACGCCCTGCAATTAGAACAGATACCAAGCCTGAAGGATTTATAGCTACATCACCTGCAATGCCCGACACTCCGATTCCGTCTCGTGATGAAGATACCTTCTTTAACACACGTTTTGGTGACATTAAAGATGCTATCAAGAACGTAGAGATAAAAGGATTTGAAAAAGACCCCTATATACGCACGGGTGCTTCGAGAGGCAAAGCTAAATCTTCTGCATTCGGACCTATGCAGCTTACTTATACTACACTAGAAGATTTTAAAAATCGCAGTCCTGAATATGGATTTTTAAGTGACGAGGACAAGGTCTACGTAGATGATCTAATACAACAAGGCAAGGACTTTGTTAATTATCAAAAATCCGGCGCAATTTTCAGGGATGGAAAGCGCGTAGATATATCCGCAAAACAAGCGAAAAAATTAAAGGCGTATGGCAGCGGCACTATTGACCGCGCCCGTCACGAAAAATCTTACGACGTTGTGGCCGATATGGTCCTTCGTCTCAAGTTATCAGATCACAACACTCTCAAAGAGGCTTTGGCTTCTTACGGTGAGGGTGCAGACTATGCAGAGAAAGTTCTTGCAGGTCTGAACTGATTAGTCAGCTACCCGCCAGTGCGGCCCTGACACAACCGGAGCGGCTACCCACAGCCAAGTGGCCCCGCATGTGAGGTAAATCAAATGGCAAAAAAAGTTCGTGGCTATCGTGCCAACAAACCCAACGACTCCTTTGGAACTATCAACAACGACACTCTTTATCGAGGTAAATATCGAGACGAAGTATACCAAGACGAAGACGATGAAGTTGTGGAGCAACAAGCGGAGCAACAAGAGTCGGATGAGCAATCCGAACCCAACTTCGTAGAGGGCGCAGAGAAAGCGGAACACGACTACAAGAAGCGTTACGACGATCTCAAGCGGCACTACGATCAAAAGGTAGAAGAGTTCAAGACGAAAGAGCAAGAAATGACGGCGACCCTTTCACAAGCTACTCGCCAACAAGACATTGCTCTGCCTAAATCTCCCGAAGAATTAGACGCTTTCAAGGAACAATACCCCGACGTATACGATGTTGTCGAGACTATTGCAACTATGAAGGCTGGCGAACGGGCAGGCGAACTAGAAAAAGAACTCGCTACTATCCGCGAAAAGGAACAGAACACACGGGTGCAGGCCGCATACCAAGAACTAACAAACAATCATCCAGACTTTAACGAGTTGCGTACGGATGAGCGTTTCCTCCAGTGGCTAGAAGATCAACCCGAGAATATCTCTGACGGCATCCTGAAGAACAACACTGACGCCCGGTGGGCATCTCGTGTTCTTGACCTCTACAAGGTCGATGCTGGCATCACAGGTAAGAAACGCGCCAAGAAGAGCGAGTCTGCTGCAGCGGCTGTAAACTCTCCAAAGGCACGTGACATTACAGGTGAAGCAAAGGGAACTGATCGGATTTGGAAAGCCTCTGAAATCGGTCGTATGAAGCCGTGGGAATTCGAGAAGCATGAAGCAGAACTCGATGCTGCACGGGTTGAGGGCCGAATCGACTACGAAAACTAACCTTAACCTCCAAATAGGAAGGATGGACTAATGGCTTTCAATAGCGCGTCAGGTCATAATAACCTGCCATCCGGTAACTTTACACCGGAAATTTTTAGCCAAAAAGTTCTCAAATTCTTCCGTCGCGCTTCGGTTGCAGAAGACATTACGAATACCGACTACGCTGGCGAAATTGAGAATTTTGGCGATACCGTCCGCATCATCAAAGAGCCGACCATCACGGTCTCCTCTTATGCACGCGGCACGGTCGTAAACCCGCAAGACCTCGCTGACGATCAGATCACCATGGTGGTCGATCAGGCGAACGCCTTTGCATTCAAGATTGACGACATTGAAGAGCGTCAGTCTCACGTCAACTTCGAGGCACTCGCTACTTCTTCGGGAGCATTCTCCCTGAAGCGTAAGTACGATGCCAACATCCTGCAGGCCATGGCAGATGGCGCTGGTAACACCGGCACCTCTGTTGGTACGGCTGCCAGCCCCATCGATATCACGGGTAGTGGTAACGAGGACGCTGCCGTCAACCTGCTGATGACGATGGCTCGTACTCTTGACGACCAGTCTGTTCCGGAAGAGAACCGCTGGTTTGTAGCACCTCCGATCTTCTACGAGAATGCGTTCAAGGCCGGTGCCAAGTTCGCAGAAGTTCAGGTAACCGGTGACGGCACCTCGCCGCTCCGCAACGGTCTTGTAATGGCTGGCAACATTGCTGGCTTCAACTGTTACAAGTCCACCGCCCTGAACAACTCGGGAACTGACGTTGTGACCATCACTTCGCAAGACACTACGAACGACTTCGTTGTTCTTGCTGGACACATGTCCTCAACGGCTACCGCCTCGCACATTGCGAAGACCGAGGTTGTCCGTTCAACTGAAACCTTTAGTGACATCGTTCGTGGTCTCCACGTGTTTGGCCGTAAGGTCATTCGCCCGGAAGCCATCGTTCAGGGTGTCATTAAGACTGACTAATAGGGAGGCTTAGTAATGGCTACTTACACTGTAACTGGCGCTGTCGCAGGCGTCCCTCTTGGCATCAAGCCGCAGATCGTTGAAGTTGTTCTCGACTTCTCGTCTACCAATCTGACCACTTCTGACACTGTTCAGGCTATCGAGATGAACGCTAACACGCTCGTCCTGATGGCTGGTGTCGAAGTCGTCACTGCTGCAGGCTCTGGCTCTCCGACACTCGATCTGGGTGACGGCGACGACGACGATCTGTACGTAGAGGACGTTTCTGGTAGCGCAACGGGTCACGAGATCAACAACGCAGCAGGTACGGCAAAGCTGTACACTGCCGCAGACACGATTGATCTGTCTGCGAACACAGCAACTTTCGACGGTAAGGTCCGTGTCTTTGCAGTAATTGCAGAGATGGGCACTGCCGAGACTGCGGCATCGTTCGCCTAACCAACCTGTCAGGGGGGCGTCTTGCCCCCTTGACCCTTTTACTTATATATGATATAAGCAGGAACCCCTGCCGGGAAAATGACAGGAGTCTGGCTTATGAATTATATAACAAGCAACGTACCTTACTTCAAAGCATGGGTACGTAGAGAATACACAACGAATCACGACCGCTATCACGGTGAATTTCTTCACGCAATGGTGATAGCAGTCACGACTCTGCCGATGCGTACCCTATCCTTTCAGGTGTTGTTTACAGGGTGTGATGAGGAAGAGAATGTACATGGCGGTGCGATGTGGGCGAGAATGCCTCTCACTGCACTTGTAGGTGACACGCCTTTCGATGAATGGCCCGAACCTATGCCAACGTACTTAGCCCAGCCGTGGGACTGTCAGTCACATCACCATTCGGTGTTTGTATTGAACAGAGCCACACCGTGTCCGTGGTTGGCAAAGATAGATGGAGAGTTCTATCCTGCCAAGTATTACTTCACAGTAGACTACACAGACACAGAAGTAGCAGATGACCCTGCACAACACAAACAGAGTCATGTGCTAGAACTACTCGATGCGGGTAAATGGACAGGCAACATCGTTGCATTACCCAACAACAGAGTACGAGTCACCAACCCTGCGTGGTTTGTGACAGGCGAAGGACCACCAGACTTTGCTCCAAGTCAATGGGTCCACCACTCGAAACAAGACCCGAATTACGTAAGTGACACGGCACGGGTATTCGACAACCTCTATGCGGAGAGCGATTATGAAGAAGATGACGATGAAGAGTAAAGGCATGAAGCGCGGCGGCAAGACCAAAGCCAAAGGCATGGCTAAAGGCGGTATGCGCGGTGGCCGTAAAATGATGATGAAGAAGGGCGGCAAGGCTATGAAGGCCAAGGGCATGGCAAAGGGTGGCAAGCGCGGCGGCGCAATGACCCTTGCATCAATCCGTGCTGCTGCCAAGAAAAAAGGCTACAAGCTCGTAAAGATGGCGTAGTCAGATGGCACGTCGCGGACTATATGCCAACATTGCAGCCAAGCGTCGTCGCATCAAAGCTGGTAGCGGCGAAAAGATGCGTAAGGCTGGAAGCAAGGGCGCACCGACAAAGGGCAACTTTAAGCGTGCTGCACAAACCGCAAGGAAGAGATGATGGCACGCAAAGCCGACAAGATGCCAGCCCGTAACAAAAAGAACTTTCGACCAACGAAAGCAGGGGCTGGCATGACTAAAGCCGGGGTGGCTGCGTATCGTCGCAAGAACCCCGGTTCTAAGTTGAAGACTGCAGTCACGGGCAAAGTGAAGCCCGGAAGCAAGGATGCCAAGCGTCGTAAGTCGTTCTGTGCGCGTTCTGCTGGGCAGATGAAGAAGTTTCCAAAGGCTGCAAAGAATCCGAATAGCCGCCTACGACAGGCGCGGAAGAGGTGGAAATGCTA